TCCGAAGCACGGTTCACCCACTTACCGCCACCTTCCGAATCAGCAGCCATTGGTGGGGCTGGAAACCCCTCATAGTTTTGTCCTTTCTTGTTTGTACGCCTCAACGCTTCGGTAACTGCGTGAGTGTTAAGCCATATGCTAACGTTGTTTTTTGAACAAAACATACGCATCATAGTAGAAGCAAGATAGTCGTAGTCGTGGCCCGTAAGACCGGCCATTGCATCTTTGTCCTTTGCAAGAGAATTGTACGGGTCAATAAGGAATCCATCATATTCCCATTCATCGTGTATTTCTTGCGCTCGTTCCAACAGGCTTTTGTAGGTAAGCAAATCGCTAATGTCCATTATAACAAAGAATTGTTGCAGGTACATTAGGCTTGTTTCAAAGCGTGCTGCGGAAAGTTTCTCAAGCACCTCACCGTTGTAATACTCAATCAGCTTTTTCATAATTGAGTACGGCTCGTTCTCGCTTGAATAGATAAGCCATTTGATACCGTGCTTTAGAGAAAGCAATAGCATCAGGTAAATAGTGAGGCTTGTTTTCCCCACGTTAGCGTGTCCAAGTATTATGTTGAAGTTTCTTGGTTTGAAGCGAAGGAATTGGTCTATGGCTTCGTGACCAAACTTGTAACCTTCCTTAACCCGTCCCTCACGGACGGCAAGTAAATCTTCGTGTAGTTTGCTAAAATCAATCGTATTCTTCATTGTCGTTCCCTAGTTCTAATCTACGCAACATTATCTCGTATTGCTCTCGTAGTTCGGAGTATTCAAGTTGTAGTCGGTAGTAATCAACTGCAAGCTCCTTGTACGACATATCTTTGCGCCACAATGCTTCTTGTAGAAATTTCTCATATTCTTCCATACCCAATTATAAAAAAAAAGGGCGGACTAAACGCCCACCCTCTTGGATATTTTAGAACGGTAGGTCATCATCACTCATTGGTGCTGATGGCTGCTCACGGTATTCTGCCGGTGGAGGCGTGGTTTCTTCGGCTTTCGGAGTAATGTTTACCCAATCGTTGAAGATATCTGCTACTTGCAGAACTTGATTAGCTTTCAGTCCCATACCGGAACAATACTCTACGGCTGCTTTTAAAGCTACCTGACGGACAATTAACTTGTCCTTTGAACCTCCGCCTCCGGCTGAAGGTTTGTAGCCTCCTGAACCGCCTCCGGTGTAGTTACTGTTTGGGTTCACACGTTTGAACCTTGACTTCTCAACGTCATAAGTGTAGTTGAACTCCTCACCGGCTTTAGGCTCCCAAGTCTTTGTAAAGATTGAACCGCTTTGACCGTTGTCTAACGATAGTTTGTAAATGTTGAAGTCGTTCCACTTGCTTTCAAACATTACGTCTTTGATAGTTGCTGTTTTCATAGTTTAATAAACAGGGTTAATAGTTGTACCATTCTCGGAAATTAAAGCACCGCCTTCCCAATGAATGGCATAATTGAGTACGGTGTGTTCTTCTATTAAGTTTTCAAAATCGTCAAGAGCCTCCTCAACGGTGTAGATGTTGCCGTTCAAGGCAACAACAAATCCACCAATGTTGTAAGGATTAAGGTCAATTTTTGTTAATTCCTCCTTGGTTTTTATTGTAAAGCTCATAGCTCAAAGTATCTACGTTCAACATATGTTGCTTCAGCCTCAAAACCTTGGTCCGTGAGCATATGCCAAATAGCAAGTGCATCATTTTGAGCAACCCAATTCTCGATTTGTTCCCTTGTGTAAATCATAACTTGTGTACTTTAATAAATTGGTTGATTAAATCTTGACAGGTATCATTGCTGATACCTTTTGCTTCGTAATCCCGATAAATATACTGACGGGTCATTGCAAGTTCCTCTCTTAAAGCCTTTACTTCAGCCTCGTAGATTTTAATTAGTTGGTCTTTCATAGTTATTAACAGTTGGTTGAACAAGACAATGTTAAAAAAAAGATTGTTCTCAACAAAAAAATAACGAAAAAAAAAGATAGCCCCACCGAAGTGAGGCTATCCAACCAACTAATCTACAAGGGAACTAACGTAGATATATTTTAACTATTGAAGTATCTTTTTTAACCGTGTTATCATACGAGAGTTTAATCTCTCCAAGATATTTAGTGGAATCATTAGGCAGAAATCCAAGGTCAACAAGACTATCACAAACAAACTTTGAAACCATAATACAGTTATCAAGGTCGTACCGATAATTGCAACGGATATGGAGTTTCGCAGTTCCGTAAGCATTAACATCATAACGGTTAAGTTCGCTTTCAATTTCTTTTTTCCATTTATCCTTTTGCTGCTTTCGGAAAGTCCAATGACGGCTGGAGTAAAAGGCGTTAAGGGAAGGAACCTTACCAACGCTAATTTCAATTTCATTTGTCCATTGCATCTAAAAGGCGTTGACTTTTTTCAGCATCATACTTTCCAATCATCTTGTAAATATGTTTACTGATATTGCGAATTTCCATTTTTAACTCCGGTGTTGCTTTGCTATCATTCCAATTAGCGTGCAGCGAAGTATCTATCGCAAGAAGTGTGTCTACTATTCCCATTTGAACTTGTTAGTTTATAAGCCTTCTAACGAAGGCTATTAAACTAATTATAATTAAACTAACTATAATTAACTTAACAAGGTCAAAGTTAGACAACTTTTCTTGATACACAACTTTTGGTACTAAAATTTCCTTTTGTATCCGGATTGTATCCGGAGGACATTCAACTTCAATCGTAAAAGTATCGTGAACGACCTTTAGAAGCGTTTTAACGCCATTTTGATTAAAAGTGAGGGAAGTGTCTCGGTTAATAACAAAAGTCCCTTTAGAGGGCCTTATTGGAGTTATTACGGTTGTGTCTATTATTACTGGCTGACTTCTTACAATCGTTGGGTCTTTTGCAATCGCACGCTTCAGGTGATATGATGCAGAACAACTTGTTAGCATCAATAGTATAATCCCTACGTTTAACTTCCACACGCTTCGCAATCTTCAGGATTTTCTAAATTACAGGTTGGTTGTTCCTTTTCGGTTAGTTCGTTGATGAATGCGTCAAAGTCGTTTTCCATTGATAGTGTCTTTAGAGAAGAATAATGCAAAGGCTACACCGAAGAACGCTCCGGCTTCAGTTAACGTTGCTTTTTCCAAAGCAACAAGAACAATGCCCGATACAAATAACGCAATTCCTGCTATTGTTGTTTTAGTATTTTTAAAAACTCTATCTAACATTTATCTTCTTTTAAGAATATCAATCTCACGTTGCAAGTAACGGTTCTCTGTTTCAAGCTCGGCCACCTTTTGAGTAAGGCCTAAAATCTTTGTTTGGGCTTTTTCCAAACTCTCACTCATTTCATTAACTCGTTTTAGCAAATCGTCTCTAAACATAGCTTCAGGGTTCTCCGCACGCTCCTCTTGGCGGATTTCCTTGTCCGCTTCTTTTTTAGTTTTAACAACCATCTCATAAAACTTAAAAGCAGCCCCACTGCCCAATATCGTTACTAACGCTATTATTAGTTCTTTGCTTTCCATTGCTTGGTAACTCGTATTTGATTGATAACTGCAGCCAACGCAATGATTAACCACCCAAAGCGTGATGGTGCTTCAAACATTAAGCCTGTCATTATGTATTGTTCTACCGTTAGGAAAGCCACAATAGTGGCTATTACGGTTGAGTAGTATCTGCATTTTAAGTCTCGCATACCAACGCTATAAAACTGAAACACTCCACCGCAAAAAGCAACAAAAATTATATGCCACTTAAAACCTATCTCTGCCCATACGGCAGCCGGTAACAGGAAGGTATGCAGAAAAGCAATTAGAAGCTCCAAGAACTCACTATCGGCAAAGCCAAGTACAGTTCTAATATTTTTAGCAATTTTCTTTAGCATCTTCTATATCGTGTTCTACGACTTTCGTCTTTGTAAGCCGTTAAAACTTCTTTTCTATTACCTGACTCTTTATAACTAACGTGAACCCAATCAGGGTTTTCATTTGTGCCGAACTCCCAAATGAGTTGGTCAAAATCAAGATTCTCTTTTATGAAATAGAAAATATCTCCGTTGGAAATTCCACCGTAAATATCTCCATCAACATCAATGGCCTCACCTTTGGAGTGTTGCGACCTTGAGGAACCGCCTATAAGCTCGTTTAAGGCCTCCGAACGATATCCGGAGGACAATGCCAAGGGCTTGTTGAAATGCTCTCTTATCGGCTGAAAAACGTTTTCTGCTACGAGCTTGAGATTCTGCAAATGCTCTTGGGTTGGTTCGTTTGCAATCCCGTGCTTTATCGCAGTAGCAGACTTCGTCGCTTCCACAAGCGAAAGGTTCTTGGATAGCATCATTCGTCATCAATTAAATATATTGTTCCTATACCTTGTGCCCACAAACTACCATCACAACACTCTCTTGAGTATGTGTTCTTGTCTTTACATAGACAAGCTCTACGGCTTCCCCGTGGGGAAGTCCTTGACGGTGTTTTGTCGTTATACAAGCTCATCTTCACTTGGTTCAGGGAAGTATTCAGGGTGCAATTCCTTACAAGTCTCTGTCCATTCCGCAATAGCAGTAGATGAACCGAAGGTATGGATA